AACAGGTAAACCACTTTATATAAGAAAATTCAATCCCTCCGCAGAAAGAGTAAAAAAAGTTATTTTAATCAGATTTATTTGATTAAAATTTTCATAACTTTTGATTCTTTCCCTTCTTTCAATTTGCATTCAATGCTTAAAATACATTTCTCAAACTTTACATCAATATTATCAACATCATAATACTTTGTTGGTAAATAATACTTCTTAGTATATTGACTATTTAACATACTTGAATTAGCATCAACTGTCAAATAGTCATTTTCATATGATACAGAAACTTCATCTTTATCATATCCTGCAAATTGTAATTGTTTTTTAAATTCTTTATAGTTATAAAGATTTTCATTGTTAATGATACTTTTAGTATCAACCCATTTTTCAATTAATGAAATTGTATCATTGGTATTCCACCAATTGTCCTTTAAGTGGTTTTCTAAATTATATTTTATCATAGCTTTAATTGTTTTATTTATAAATATACAACTTTTATACCAAAAAAAATCCCAAATAAAATACTTGGGATTTTTAATTTTAAAACCGCTATTATTTATTAGTAATTATTTTCAGCGATATCGTAACTCAAAGTTAGAGTGATTTTTTGCACCTCATCACTAGTATATTCATTTTTTCCAAAATCAAGATTAGAGATGAATGCACCAAAAAGTGTAAATTGTTGAACACCTACAAGAGTTGGGTCTAAAGCAACAAGTCTTAAATCTTTCTTATAACCTGAAGCATAACCCATTCTACCTGTTAAGTTCTCAGCACATAGTCTGTACCATTCTAAGATTAATTGCGCTGAAGATGGACCTTGCAGGTCAATCAATTCAATAGTTAAATCATCAAATGTTACATGACCTGCAACTTTTTGTTCATAGTTTAAGTATTTGATTGGAACTGAGTTAACTTTCATTTTTGGTCTGTCAACAGCGTTAACAATCCAAGTATATTTACTTAATTCAATATCTTGAGGGAAGAACAACTCAAACCTATTAGGTCTAAGAGGTTCATATTGGGTAGGTACATTTCTAAATCCTTGTGGCATTTTATTTCTTTATTTTAATTAGTTTCTTTTAATTGTTATTATCCATTAAATTGAATTGAACTTGTAGATTTATTTACAACAAATGTCAGACCAATAAATTCAACCGCACCAATTGGTAACAAGTCAATCACAAAGTAGATTTCATTTCTATCTCTACTTTCAGGAGTATTTAGTGTATTATCTAATCTTACGCTAAATGTTTGTAAACCTCTATTATCTTGAATAACTTTAAGTTTCTTATTAGATTCAGCAATAAAGTTAGTTGCTAATACATCATCATTAGGTTCAAACAAATAAAGTCTAGCTTGAGAAGAAATAATTTGTTTTGCATAAAGAAGAAGTCTTCTTACATCAATTCTATCAAGTTTAGAATCTGCAATTTGTAGAGTCTTTTGACCATAGATGAAAATTCCCGGTGTATTGTTAGAGAATTTAACAATTGGATTCAATCTTGCAAGATATAATGTATCTCTATCAGATTCTTTAAAAGTTTTTCTTACATCTCTAGCATTTGGAAGACCACCTCTATTTAAACCTGCCGTTGCAAACCAAATAAATGATGTTCTATCAGCTAAAGCCATTGCTTTTAAAATTTCACCTGTTGGTGGAATATAAATGTTTGTATTTGAATCAGGGTCTTTTCTTCTAACCCAAGGTACATAAGTGGCAGCGTAAGAAGAATCAATACCTGATGAATCAAGAGCATCAGCATAAGTACCTGCCACAACAGTTGGTGTATCATTAAGATTTGAATCAGGAGCATCAACAATGTAAAGAGCATCTTGACGAATTTCTTCAACAATTTCAATTACATCTTCAACAAGGTCTAAATTATTATCCCAATCTATACCCGGAGTTGTAAATAAGTTAATTGGTGTTCTTTCAGTATCTTCATAAATCTGATATGCTTCTTTATAAGCATTATAATCTGATTGAAGAAATGCATTAGCACCACCTACAGCAAAAGTACTTCCAATTGACCTTCCACCTGTTACTTCATAATTAATATCCCAACCATCAAATCCACCATAAGGAACTAAAACAAATTTTCTTTTTGTTATATCTTGATAAGTACCTGAAGAAACACTTAGAGTATTTGAAATTGCACCTACACCTACTTCAAATTGACCAATTGTATTACCTGCTGAATCAGTATATGTTCCTGTAGCACCTGAATCTAAGTGGAAACCTTTAGTCTTAGTATAGCTACTTGCTGATTCATTAGCACCAATATACTTAAATAAGTCATCATTTATTGATAAACCCTTTGTTGTTGATGTGTCAAAACCTTTTTCAGAAATACCAAGATAAGTTTTAAGAATTTTATCAGTAGAACTATAACTCTTTTTATAAACCATGAAAGGTGTATTTGCAGTACTACTTCCACCTATTTTATAATTTCTAAAATTATAACCTTCAAATCCACAAGGTATTGATGTTGTTGGTGCATTCACATTAACATTTACATAAACATATGCAGACCTTGCATCTTCTAAGAATGAATCTTCAGCATTACTGTAAACACCACCAATTCTTCTCATAATAAAATTATTGCTGTTAGGGTCTAAGACACATCTACCAAATCTTTCTAAGATTGAAGGATTTGCATCAGTATCATTATAATCTCTAATAACAACATCAAATTCTTTTGTTGTTGGGTTAATATTTTCAATTGCAATTTTTATTTCTTTATTTGCAGCATCACCATCAGAATATGAAATAAATTTAAATAATCTACTTACACTACTACCATTTATTTCAGAAACAATATAAGGTGTTTCAGGATTTGTATATTGTGCTTTATAATCAGAAAAAGTAGAACTTGTAAATGGAACAACATTTTTTATAGAATAAATACTACCATCAGTGGCAAGTTTTCTAATTAAATCAGGATAAACTGCTTCAACCCAAAGATTTGATTTAGCATCTGAATTTTTAGAACCCATTGCTTTAGAAATATAACTTGAAGAAGTTACATCTAAATTAAATTGTAAATTTTCACTAACACTAACACCTACAGCAGTTAAAGTAAAGTTTGAAAGTGGACTACCTGTTGTAGTATTAAAAGTTCCTGTTACTGAACTAACATTAAATGTTGCAGCATCACGCAAACCACTACCTCTACTTCTTAAAACTGCAACAACCATGTTATCATAAGCAGCAGTAGAACTACTAACTGTAATTGCCCACGCTCTTCCTGCATTATAACCTGCTTTTCCAAGAATTCTTGTAAAATATAATTGGTCACCTTCTTCTAAAAATGAATTTGCATATGTTGGTGCAAGGAATTTCATTTTTCCTGTACCATCAGGAAATTTTTCAGTAGATGTACCACCAAAATATCTTCTAAATTCAGCTTTTGTTGTAACCAAAACAGGTGAAAAAGCTGGCCCTTTTAAGGTTTCACCAACCATACCAACTGATGTTATACCCAATGATGGGGTTGAAGCGAAACTTCTGTCTATTTCTTGAAATTTTACGCTAGGTGATTTAAAATTAAAATTTGCCATTTTATAATATTTTATTATAAATAGTTTTTAATTTCAAACTTTAATTAATTTTTATGTTTTTAGCCAATAATTGTTCAATATTTTGTAATTGTTTTCTTAAATCTTCAATTTTAAATGGAGATGTTGCTCCATATGTTGGTGGCATACCCGGATGTTGATGTACATGATTCAAAAATACTTCGGTTAAAACTTTTAAATATTGAACAGTTAGTTCACCATAAAGCATTGATTGGGCATTTTGTTTTAAATCATTTATATCTTGATTTGTTAAAGTTTTTTTAAATCTAAATCTACCTTTATGACTTACTAAATAAATTTCATCTCCTGCCGTTAAAGAATAAGATGTATTTTCATCAATAAATTCTAATACTGAATAAACAGGATTTATTGTATTTGTTTCTGTTGGTTTATTTTTTTTATGTTTACCTGCCCTTAACTTTATTTTATTATCAGATTGGCTAATATCTGTATTATTTTTTCCAACAATTGTAACATCATTTAAATTATTTACTAATGGGGGTGTTTCATTATCAATTGGAAATAAACCCCTTTCTGTATTTTTTT